TCGCTGAAGATAGATAAAAATAACATTCGCCATTAACCATTATATATATGCCATTGATTCTCATCACTCGCTCCATGACATTCAAAAGCCCTATTTTAAGGGCTTTTCTTTATATGTGGCACCTTTTTGGCACCCTTTCCGCATATTTTCAAGTGTTTCGTTTAGGAATTTGTCAGTATCCTTTAACAAGTGCGTATAGGTCTGTAGTGTTTGCTCTATGGATGCGTGACCGAGTCGTTTGGATACTGCCACAATATTTACGCCACTATTAATCAAAATTGTAGCGTGGCTGTGACGTAGATCGTGTAGGCGTATTTTCTTAACACCAGATAGTTCTATTGCTTTTGTAAATCTTTTTTGTATCTGCGTGATAGGGAGACTGGTTATACCACCGAAAAGGAAATCACCGTCAACGTCCAATAATGGTTGTAGCCTCTTTCTTAGATCATCGTCAATCCATACTTTTCTTGATTGCTTTGTTTTGGTAGGTTTTAAGCCGTTTACGAAGTGTTTGATGCTTGCGTGGATATTTAACCAGCTACCATCAAAATCGCTCTTCTGCAGTGCCATAATCTCACCACGGCGTGCACCAGTCCAGAACAACGTCTCAAAGAAGAGAGCATAAAGTGGACTATCGACACAGGATAGGAATTGATTAAACTCGTCAACGGTCCAGACACTCATTTCCTGCATTAGCTCTTGATCGGTCTTTTTAAGCCGTTTCAAGATAACGCTGTTATCAACAACGTTGTATACCGTTGAGTAATAGCGAAATACGCCCTTAACAAACGCGATAGTATCATTCTTTATCTTTGTTCCGCATTGGTCGCTATTAGCGAGCTCTGCGCGCCATGCAACGAGTTGTGCACGGGTAATTGATTTGATAGGCCGTTTATACAAGTCGGCGAATCTTCGCTCAAAAGCTACATGGTGGCGGCGTATTTGTTCTTGTGATGGCAATGCATACTCTTCCCACTGAATAGCTACTTGTTCAAAAGTTAAATCGCTTGGGTCGTTCCCTTGCTGCATTGCTTCAGCTTCATAGATTTTGGCTTCACGCTTTGTCTTGAAACCGCGCTTCTTCTTAGTACGCTGTTTAAGCGTAATAGGGTCGCGATATTTGACCTGTACGAAATATGTTTTTCTGACTTCGTCATATCCGATCATGTGCGTACTCCTTTCTAGGATTTTCTATAGTTATTTTCAAAGTAATCAGCAAATGCTAGATGTAGCACTTCCATTAAGTGTTCTCTTTCTGTAGGTGACATCTTGTAGAGTGCAGCTTCGATTTCATCAAGATACTTTTCTATCTGTTCCATTGTTGAGCTCCTTTATGATAAAATTGAGTACAGTAAAAGCACATTGGTTGTGTGAGTTTACTGCTTGTCCGACTGTTGGTAGCAGTCGGATTTTTTGTAGTATCAAATAATTGTCATTATTGAATCTTTTCTTGCTTTTTTAATAGTCTAGTTAAACGAGGACGTTCATCTATACCTAACTCAATTGCTTTTTCACATACTTCTATCGCTTGACTGTATTTTCCTTGCTTATCGTATAACATTGCCAATCGAGTCAAAGTTTTAAAATGATGTATTTCTAAGTTAGGGACATATTCTCTTTTTATAGAGATAGATTTCAAATAAACTTTAATATCCTCTATGCATAATTGTTCAAAGGTGTCTGCAAGAGGACCGACGAAGCACTTAGTGTTATACATTACTGACCAGTCTAACTCAATTTTTTCTCGTAACTTTAGGTGCTCACTTTCTAATGAGTACGTACGTTTATTCATCTCATCATACTTATAATGATCATAAAATTCAGATTTGGAATTATCGGCAAAAACCCATTGAGATTTCATTGCTTGCCATAGTTCCTCTGTGCCGTGATACTTTAAGAATAATTTGTGATTATATTCTTCTGATTCAAGCAGATTTGGTTTAAAAGGCTTCATAAAAAATGCAGTTAGAAGATTCTTAAAAACCCCCATATTATTTATCCTCTTCATCCCTACGGTCATTTATTACGAATGCAAGCTTGCCAATACATTTAAACGTTTCTACGTTGGCAATAATAGGGTTATATGAAGGGTTCTCTGGTAAAAGGATAATCTGTCCATTCGTCATAGAAAGACGCTTGCAAGTGGCTATATTATCGTCCACACAGAAGCAACCAATCATACCGTTAGTTACTGATGATGTTTTCTCAAATATAACTAGATCGCCGTCGTTGATATTTGCATTTATCATTGAGTCGCCATGTGCATATTGTGCAAAGTATTCCTTTTTAGAACTGAACATTTCAGCTGGAAGGGAAACATAGTCGATAATGTTATCATCGACAAAACCACCTGTTCCGCAGGAAATGGAGTCATATAATGCAATTTTGCGTATGTACTGCTGTGTTGTTTCTTCAATGCCTAATAACTCATTAACAGAGCAGCCAAGAACTTCGGCAAATATTTGAATTTTCTCTTGTTTTAGTTTATTTGCTCCAGATTCAATTTTGTTGATAGCAGCTCTAGATGTGTAACCAACTTTATTGGCTAGTTCTTCTTGTGTCATTCCTTTTGCTTCTCGTAAATCTCTAATAATTGCACCTATATTTTTCATCATGTACCCTCTTTTTAACAATCACATAATAGTACTCTGTTATTAATTCGTCAACTTTAAGAAAAAAAGAATAAATAAATGTTGACAATACATTTACAAGTGCTAAGATAAGAGTGTAGATAAAACATCTACAAGAAAGGAGGGAATATGACGGATACAAGAAAATTAAAAGGTAAGATGGTGGAACACGGTTTCACTATCGAAGAGATGGCTAAAACTATTGGTATCTCAACTACATCATTTAGCTACAAACTCCACAACAAGCGCCAATTCGTTGCAGAAGAAATTAGAGATATTTCTAAGGCGTTACAATTACAATCTAATGAAATTGAACTCATTTTTTTTGGCTAAACTGTTGACAAAACATCTACAAGAAAGGAGGAACGTATGAACGAATTATTAAAGATTAACACAACAGATTCAGAACGCATCACAGTTTCAGCAAGAGATTTATATGAATTCTTAGAAGCGACAGAAAGATTTAACAGCTGGTTTGACCGTATGAAACAGTATGGACTTACAGAGGGTGAAGATTTCAACCCGTTAAAAAGTTTACGGGTTCAAACAGAGGGCAATAGAGAAGTTCAGCGCGAAGTTGACGACTACCAGCTAACCATTGACACAGCGAAACAAATAGCGATGCTTCAGCGTAACGAAAAAGGCACTCAGGCTAGAAAGTACTTCATTCAAGTTGAGAATGCATGGAACAGTCCTGAAAGAGTAATGGCAAGAGCGTTAGAGATTGCACATAAAACAATCGCTACATTAGAGCTGGAAAACAATAAAATGAAGCCTAAAGCCTTATTTGCTGATGCGGTAGCAAGTTCTAAAACATCAATCTTAATCGGTCAGTTAGCCAAGATACTTACACAGAACGGTTATCAAATCGGACAGAATAGATTGTTTGAAAAGTTGAGAAATGAAGGCTTTCTAAGCAGCAGAAAAGGAGCTGACTGGAATATGCCACAGCAGAGATTTGTTGAACAAGGGTTATTTGAAATAAAAGAAAGCACCCACATTGATGGCAACGGTGTAAACGTAACGACCAAGACAGTCAAAGTTACTGGCAAAGGTCAGCAGTACTTTATAAACAAATTTTTAGGAAGTTAAGAAAGGAGCCGCAATGAAAACAACAGTAACACCACAAGAAGTTATAGCTAAAACGTATCTGAACATCACAGATGTGCAGATTCTGCTGGGTATGACACGAGAACCAGCAAGAGCCTTATTCAAGCAAGTTAAGAACGTTGAAAAAGAAAAGCTTGGTGACTATGACGTATGGCCAAACATGATTCAAAAGGACAACTTGCTGAAAGCTCTGCATATCTCTCGAGAGGCACTGCTTAAAGATTTAGAACTACGAGAAGCAAACAAAAAAAGCGCCCTCTGACCAAAGAACGAGCGCTTAAGTGACATCGGAAATATGTCACTACCATTTTATCACAGAAAGGTAGAAATATGTGGATTTTATCAGAAGATGGAAAAAGTCTTTTTAATACCAATAATATTGTCGACATTTACATAACACCATCGGGTGACGCTATTAAAGTGGCCCTTTCGGGACATATGGATCTAACGCTTGGAGAGTATGGCTGTAGGGAAGAGACAGGTTTTGTTTTTAGCCAAATATTAGCTGCGTTAACGGATAGTTGTAAATTGCATCGTATGCCGCCAAAAGAACAAGTATCACGGCGTTTTACAACAGAAGAGAGACAACGTGCTGCTAACGGTAAGAAGACCGTTCGAAGAGGTGGCAGCTGATGAAGGAATTTAACAATAGAAAGATAGCTGACAAATTTGCTGAGTATATAACTGGTGACGAACTACGAAGATATGTTGCAAAAAAAGTACGTCAATATGTAGGAAACAATCCAACTGTATTTGATGGTGCTTGCGGAAGTGGTCAGCTAGAACAATATGTAAATGCATCATTCATACAGGGTATAGAGATTCAAAAAGAAGCTTGTGATGTTTTTCTAGAAAACTATCCAACATCGAAAGTAGTCAATGATAGTTTCTTCAATCAGTCAGGATTCGCAAATTTTGATTGCATCATAATGAATCCGCCGTTTTCTATTAAGTTCAAAGATTTATCAGATATAGAGCAATCAAATATTCAAAGTGAATTCGAGTGGAAAAAATCAGGTGTAGTTGATGACATATTCGTTTTGAAGTCAATGCAATATACAAAAGACTATGGATTCTTCATTCTTTTTCCAGGTGTCACGTATAGATCGCAAGAACAAAAGTTTCGTGATTTATTAGGGACTTCACTTGTTGAATTGAATTTGGTCGAAAACGCTTTTGAAGATACATCAATCGCTATCGTTTTCTTAATACTGCGAAAAAGTAAAAAGTATGTTGATGTCAAAAAAGAAATTTATGACTGCAAGGCAAAACAAGTAAAATTCAGCGAAATAATAACCAATCTGGAAGATGTATGGTCGTTGCCGAGAATTCCGCAAGAAAAGGAAAGTATTGACATAGAACAGCTGGAAGCTGATATTGCGCGAATGAAAGCACGTAGAAGACGCATTGAAGATAAGCTGGATAAATTCATCTACGAAACTTTTAAAGCTCCAAGCACACAAGAAATAAGCGATAAGGAGCAGGAACAATTAACGCTTTTTTAGAAAGGGTAGAACATGAAAACAATTAAATTTAGCGATAAAGCATTCAAATTAGGCATTTGTATTTTCTACGCAGCTCTGTTCATGAAGGTCATCACGTTCGTTTTAGGTATCGACTAATGGAAATGTATTGCGAACACTGTCACAGAACATTTGCAGATGACGATATGAAATGGAAAAAGGGATATCACGATTATTCTTATCGGACTTATCCCGTATGTCCATTTTGCTCATCGGAGAATATAGAGGAAAAAGAAGATGATACAGAAGATGAAGAGTGATCTAGTGATTATAGAAGAAGATTTCCCATCATTTATCACATCTGAAGAAGATAAATACGAAGAGATGTTTGATGAAGCGATGGAGAATGCACAACTCAATTGGAATAAGAAATACGAGGAAATCAAATGGAGAAATTAACACTTTATAAAAAGCCATTTAGCGGAGATCCAGCAAAGGATAGACATAAGTTCATCGGTGGCAGTGATGCCGGAACGATCATGAATGTCAATCCTTGGAAATCTCAATATGAATTATGGCTGGAGAAAACCGGACAACTAGAACCGGATGATATTAGTGATAAGTTGCAGGTTTGGTTTGGTACAGAAGAAGAGGAAATCGTAGCTAAGCGATTCTGTTTAGAAACAGGTAAATCAGTACGACGTTCTAACATGACATACCTATGTAAAGAATATCCATTCTTAGCTGGACATGTTGATCGTATGGTCGTTGGAGAAAATGCTGGTTTGGAGTGTAAGACAACGTCTGCATGGAATAAGACGGCATATCAGGATGGAGAGATACCACCACAGTACTACTGGCAATGCATGCATTACATGATGCTAACAGGGTGTGAGAAATGGTACATCGCAGTGAAGAAAGATAATACACAATTTCATATCCTGCAGATTGAACGAAATGATAACCATATAGACGCATTATTGAGTGCAGAGAGAGCGTTTTGGGATTTGGTGGTAAATGATACTGCTCCAGATATAGATGGCTCAGAAAGCACATCTAACGCGCTCCAAAAACGATATCAAAATGATACACAGGATGTTCTTGATCTAAGCTACTCAAGCACAGTCACACAATGCTTACAGTCCATTCAAGATGTAGATGTACAGATAGATGCTTTAAACAAAATCAAAACGGAGTATCAAAACAAAATTAAAGCAGAAATCGGTGATCATGAAGGTGGATTCACATCCGCTTACAGAGTCTCATGGAAAACGCAAAATAGATCATCAATCGATGCCAAACGTTTAGAGAGTGAGCATCCGGAGATTTATCAAAAATATCTAAAAACAACTCAGTCAAGAGTATTCAAAATAACAAAAATTAAGGAGAAAACATTATGACAGAAATTAAACAGGCAGTTACACCATCTGTACCAGCAACAAATAAAACAACGAATGCAGTAGCAAACGCAAAGAAATTACAATTCAGTGCATTATTAAAATCTGATGCAGTACAACATAGTTTATCTGGAACGCTTGGAGATGCTATGAAGACAAAGACATTCACATCTTCACTCATTAGTGCGGTTAGTACAAATGCTCAGTTAAGAGAGTGTGACGGAATGTCAATCATTAGCGCAGCATTACTCGGTGAAAGCTTAAAGTTATCACCTTCACCACAATTAGGACAGTATTACATGGTACCGTTTAACGATAAAAATAAAGGTAAGGTAGCTACTTTCCAACTTGGTTACAAGGGAATGCTGCAGCTAGCAATCAGATCCGGTCAGTACAAACGTATTAATGTATTACCTATTAAGGAAGGTGAGTTGGTTAGCTATAACGCACTTGATGAAGAAATCAAAGTAGAACTAATTAGCGATGAAGTGGCAAGAGAAAAGGCACCTACAATCGGATATTATGCAACATTGGAACTTATCAATGGATTTAAAAAATCTATTTATTGGTCAAAAGAAAAGATGGTAGCACATGCTGAAAAATATAGTATGGGATATAGAGCACACAAAGGATATACATTCTGGGAAAAAGACTTCGATGGTATGGCTCAAAAAACAATGCTAAGACAACTAATTTCTAAGTGGGGAATTATGTCTATTGATATGCAGACAGCATATGAAAATGATATGACAGTACAGCCTTCAATTAACAGTACGGATGAAGAAGATGCAATCCACTTTGATACGGTGATTGATGCAGAGACAGGAGAAATCCATGAATGACATCATCATTACCATTCCAGGTGAGCCAAAGGGAAAAGGGAGACCACGTTTCACAAAGCGTGGTTTCACTTATACCCCAAAAGATACTGCAGATTATGAGCGAAAAGTTAGATTCTGTACACAAGAATCATTGCCGATTGGATATGAGCCAACTGAAACAGCATTAAAGGCTCAGATACTTGCATACTTTCCAATTCCAAAATCATTCTCAAAACAAAAACAGCGTGATGCAATTGCGTGCAAGCTACTGCCAACTGTTAAACCTGATTCAGATAATATTGCCAAGATTATTCTTGATAGTCTGAATGGCTTAGCATTCTTGGATGATAAGCAGGTAACAGAACTGTATGTATACAAAGCATATGATGACAATCCAAGAGTAGTAATTAGATTATCAGAAGCAAATAAGGAGAGTCACCAATGATCAATAGTGTAGTTTTGGTCGGTAGACTAACTAAGGATGTTGAACTCAGAAAAACACAGAGTGGACTATCGGTTGCATCATTTACGGTTGCATGCGATAGACGTCTATCACAGGAACAAAGAAACAATAACGAGCAATCAGCAGACTTTATTAACTGTGTTGCATGGCGTGGAAGTGCTGACTTTCTAGGGCAATATTCCCACAAGGGCGATACGGTAGGCGTTGAGGGAAGAATACAGACACGCAGCTATGATCGTGATGGTCAGAGGGTGTATGTAACAGAAGTATTAGCAAACTCAGTTAACTTATTGCACAGTAAGCAAGCAGTACAATCTCAAGAACAAGCATCATATGAACCACAAGTAACACAGGAACCAAAGCCACAGCAAATGTCAGACTTCGATTATCTTCCTAATGTGGAAGTGAGTTCTGATGATTTACCATTCTAAGAGGTGAAGTATGAGTAGAAATGATAGTGGATGGATTAAGGAACATCGTTCGCTGCTGAACTGGCGATGGTTTAAAGACCCTAATACTGCGCACTTGTGGCACTATCTGTTATTGCGTGCTAGTTGGCTGGATGAAGAGCAAGAATTTAGAACAATCAAAATAAAAAAAGGTCAAGTTCTTGAATCCTTACCATCGCTATCTAAAAATACAGGTTTAACATGCAGGAATGTACGCACTGCACTAAATCACTTAAAATCGACAGGCGAAGTGACAGACGAACTGACAGTGTGTGGAAGGCTTATAACGATAGTAAATTACGCTAAATATCAAGCAACAGATACGCAGAGTGACAGACTATCTGACAGACTATCTGACAGGCAAGTGACAGGCAAGTGACAGGCAAGTGACAGCAATATAAGAATATAAGAAAGATAAGAATATAAAGAAGTATAAGAATAATAAGAAATATAGATATATAAGTAGTGCATACATATATAAGAAATATAAATAGTGTGTGCTGGCGAAAGTTGCAACTTTTATCTATATTAGGAGGATTTTCGAAAATTGGAAAAATCACAAGTAAGAAATTTGTTGAAAACTCTGCGATTGAGATATCCAGAGTACTACGCAAGAAAAACAAAAAAAGAAATTATTGATATTTTTAACTCTTTTGTAGTCACACTTGCAAATGTTGATCAGATTTCAGTAGTAGGAGCGTTAGACAGTTACTTCAAGAGTGGTAACTCAAACTATCCTCCTACAGCTGCACAATTAAGAACAAAGGCAAAAGCAATGCCTGAGTACATGTGGGGGCAGATGTTAGAAGAAAAGCAGCAACCACTAGCAATAGCTGGAAAGCAAAGAACAAGAAGAGAAATATTGCTAGATTGCGCTGTAATTATCGCTACACATGATGTTGATACAAAAGATGAATTAGTGGAATGGTGGAACGAATACGCAGATAACACGCCACTAACAGATGAAGAAATAAAGAAAGTGTGGGAACACAAAAATGAGCTTAGATAACGAAAATATTAAAAGCATCAAAAAAATACTACATGAAATTGAGTTGATAAACCTTACTCTCAATGAGGTAGAAGCAGTTGAAAATGACACTTGTAAGTTAGAACTGAAAGGAAAAATGACCTTTATTGCACTCGAAGAAGAAGAAAAAAAAGATATTCTTGCAAAAGTACGTACTCGGCTTGAATACGATAAGTCTCAACTTGCAAGTGCGCTTGGTGAATATGTGGATCATAGTACAACTGATTGGAGTGAAGAATAATGTTTTTAACAGGAGCAGTATGTTTCGTGCTGGGCTATTTCTTTGAAATCGTTGTAACTAGCCTAGCTAGATCGGCAGGAGATGGAGACAGATGAGTCAATATAAAGAACTTAAAAAACTAAAAGACCAAGGTCGAGAGCTATACGAGAAAATCGAAGCAACAAAGAAAGCCATGAGAAACAATCAACACACAGAAATAAACAGCTTTGATTTATTTCTTATGGAACAGAAATTTAAGCGGATAGTAGAGAAACTAATGCAGTATGATGACCGTATTTGAGGCTATCGAAACACCAATTTTTTCAATAGAAGACCTTAGAAAACTTTTAGAAACAGAATTGAAACTTCTAAGAGCAAAGAAAAAGATGTATGGAAGGGAACCATACGAAGAACAGATAAAAGCAGTCGAGACCGTTAAAGGTCTAATCGAACAAGCATTCATGGAAAGAAGAAATAAACTTTAGGAGGACTAATGAAATGCCAAGAAATACACTAATGGATTTGAACAACCACCTTTTCGCAGAGCTAGAAAGACTAGGCGATGAGGATCTATCGCAGGAAGAACTTGAAAAAGAGATAGCAAGAGCTGATGCAATCACAAAGGTAGGAAGCGTACTAGTCAATAATGCAAAGACAGCATTAGAGGCAACTAAAACACAGCTGGAATATGGAAGATGCAATAGTGTACAGATTCCAGAGATGTTACTAGAGAACAAGAAACATGAGAAGCAATAGAGTGTTCACTGACGAACAAGAACAGTGGATCTATGAAAATGCTAAGGGGACCGGAAACGTAGAACTAACAAATAAATTTAACGAACACTTTGGGGAGCATCGTCAAGTCAAGCAATTTAAGTCATGGAAGTCAAATCATAAAGTCTCTAGTGGCTTAACTGGTCAATTTGAAAAGGGCAGAGTTGACAAACATAAAGGCGATCACAGTTTCAGAATTCCAAACAGCGAGAAGACTAGATTTAAAAAAGGGCATTGTCCTAAGAACCATCTTCCAGTAGGAACAATCGTCAAAACTACAGATGGTTACTTCCAAACAAAAGTGGCAGAGCCGAACAAATGGAAGCTGACACACAGACTTATTTGGGAAGAAGCGAATGGCCCTATTCCGAAGGACTACACAGTAACGTTCTTGGATAAGAACAAAGAAAATTTGGAACTGAGCAATTTAGCACTCTTATCGCGAAGAGCACAGCTTGTCGCACAACATCATTACGGCTTGTCTGAGGACCAAGAAATTAGTAAGTCGGTGATTCAATTAAGCGAGCTACAAGTAAAGCGAAACAGTCTACAGAAGAGGCTGAAGGAGGATAAAGAATGAACAACGAAGACCCATACAGAGAAGACCTACAAGTGATTGACAGAGAATTAAGAAATCACTACGAGTACAGACGTCAGCTTGAGACTGTGAACGAGCGCATTGCAGAGATTGATGCGCAGCTTACATCAATTGGAAGTCCTAGAATCGTTAGCCCAGAAGAAGCAAAGTACCAGAAGGGAACAAAGATTTACAACAATCTCAACATGCTGGATCTCTTCCAGGAGCAGGACGAGCTGATGAAGCAGAAGCAGGACCTGCTATACTTGATTAGTCGTGTGCAGGTGAAGCTAAACAAGCTGAACGAAGCCGATACGCAGTTAATCGAGCGACGCTATAAGTACAAGAAAACTTTAAGGGAGTTGGCAGCAGAGATGTGTAGCAATAAGGACAGCGTAAATAAACAAATTGAACTTGTTTTAAGCAGATTTTCAAGAATGTGATATGATATGGTTGTCTTAGGAGGACTAACATATGGGAAACGAAAGGATGGAGAAATATATTTTAGATAAGACTGAATTAGTGAATTATTTAAAATATTATCATTGTCAAAAATACAACAAGCCAATTACCCCTATAAAATTACAAAAGGCTTTATATTTTTTATTCGCATTTTGGGCAAAGTTTGTAAAAATGTCAAAAAAATCTGAAGCTGAGTATCTATTCGAAAATTTATCACCTAATTTATTTCATGCAAATTTTGAGGCGTGGGCTTATGGGCCTGTTGATCGTCAAGTTTATGATTTTTTTAAAACTGAAGTTGGAAAGCATTTTGATACAAATGCAGCTATTAGATTTAGAAAAGAAATGAATGAGACGGTTGAACTTTTCTTTGCAGATTATTTGGATAGGATTTTAAATACTGGTGATTTTAGTTTGGTTGATTTATCACATGAAGACTTATGTTGGAAGAATCATTATGATAAAAACGATTTTTATCATAGCTCTGAAATACCTTCAGAGGAGATAATTGAAGAATATGGTAAAAAAATCTCATAAGTATCAATTTCCTAATAGAAAATTTAAGGAAAAACCTAGTAATGAAAACAATAAGGCACAATTGAATGTGCCTTATTCGCTTCATACGAATAATACGCTTTCGGTTGAAAACGCATTGTCACGTCGTACATTAGGGGCTGGTGAAGAATACGATGTTGTTTTCAAAAAACATCACAGTATAGATTTTAAGGAACAGAAATTCAACAATTATGTTAAATCAAATAGTAGAAGAAATCCTGAAAACGTGGATATTTATACGCTTATTGAAGATATAACACCATGCAAATGCAAATTAGATGAGTTGGGATTTGAAATTGGTTATTTGGATGATTCAAATAAAACAACAAATGAAAAAAGAAGTCGCTTTATTAAGATTTTTAGAGATGGTTACAATTGTTGCTATGATGAAACAAAACTTATAAAATGTAAAATTTCTAACACTAAATCTAAACTAAGATTTGTCTTGCTGGTTGAAAAAGAAAAAAAGAAGGCGGAGATTATGTTATTGGATCCGAATCATCTACTTGCAACTGAAATATACGATGATTATGAGCAATGTTCGAGTGATAATAAATTTGATTTGTATAATTTATAAAATAAAGACATGTCTATTAAAAATTGATGTTATAATGGGCGTAGGCGAAAACCATGAGCAGAAATGCTTGTGGTTTTTTTCGTACATACATTCGAAACTATCAGCTTAACATTTGAAATCACCCTAAAACTATTCATATAAGTACTCCTTTTGTGTTTAAGCTTTCCATGTACTAGCTTTCCGGCTGATAGTTTCCAATGTGTGTGACGATTAGAAAGGAGTTGATCAGGTGTGTCACGAGGTAAATACAAAGACTGGCTAACAGGCGATGGGCTGATAAAGCTACAAGGCTGGGCGCGTGACGGGTTGTCTGATGAACAGATAGCCCACAATATGGGAATCTCGAGAAGTACACTGAGCGAGTGGAAGAATAAATATTCGGACATTGCGGACACATTAAAAAAGACTAAAGAGATTGTGGACCGTGAAGTGGAAAATGCTTTGTTCAAACGTGCAATGGGCTATAAGTATGACGAAGTAACCTATGAACGCGGAGAAGAAGTCAAACGTGTAACGAAAGAAGTAGCACCTGATACAACCGCACAGATCTTTTGGCTGAAGAATCGTAAGCCAGCAGAATGGCGCGATAAGATCGAGCAGCAACAGACCGTAACAATACAGGATGACGGCTTCCTAGAGGCACTAAAGGGAACTATAAAAGACGACTGGGATGAAACAAGCTAGCACGTTTAAATTCAGACCTTTCAGTAGGAAGCAACGTCAGATTCTAAACTGGTGGATGGATGAATCACCAGTCAATGACTACGACGGAATCATTGCCGATGGTTCCATTAGAGCAGGAAAGACAGTCGGCATGTCTCTGTCCTTCATTATATGGGCGCAAACGATGTTTGCAGGCGAGAACTTTATCATGTCGGGTAAAACAATCGGCTCATTCAGACGTAACGTTCTAGGGCCTTTAAAACGCATGCTAGTGGGCAGAGGTTACAGCTACGAAGATAAACGAAGCGAAAACTTGCTAGAGATTAGCAAAGGTGGAATCACTAATTACTACTACGTGTTCGGAGGAAAAGACGAAGCATCGCAGGACCTAGTACAGGGTATAACAGCTGCAGGTGCTTTTTTTGATGAAGTCGGACTGATGCCTGAATCATTTGTAAATCAGGCTACTGCAAGATGTTCGGTCGATGGTTCAAAGTTCTGGTTCAACTGCAACCCAGAAGGCCCTGATCACTGGTTCAAGAAGAACTGGATAGATAAGGCAAAAGAAAAGAACGTTCTATATTTGCACTTCACGATGAAGGACAATTTGAGCCTTTCTGAGCGTATACGTTTACGTTATGAACATCAATACTCTGGTGTCTTTTACAAGCGCTATATTGAAGGTCTATGGGTGCTAGCGGAAGGATTGTTATTCCCTTACTTAGCAGAAGAGCCAAGCAAGTACATTTACACAGAAGGCGAGTGGGCATTCAGCAAACTCGTCATGGGTATAGACTTCGGTGGCAATGGATCTAAAACCACGTTCGTATTGACTGGATACATGAATGGCTATAAGGAGTTCAAAGTTCTTGAAGAATATGGCCTGCCGCTAACGTCAACGATTGGCAGTGAGGAAATCTGTGACGCGTTTATTGCATTCTACAAACTGGCCATTGAGAAGTACGGTCGAGTTGACTGGATATTCCCAGATAGCGCCTCAACCACGATGATTAACAGCCTACGAGCTGCAGCAATTAAGAACGGGCTTAACGCAAGAAACATCAAGGGATGCAGAAAGAACGAAATAAAGGACCGTCCGCGTTTCGTTGACATGCTACTGACCTCTGGACGGCTTAAGTTCAGTGCTGAATGCACGGATGTATTGAAGGCTTTAAGTAGCCTAGTGTGGGATGAAAAGAAAAAAGACATCCCAGAAGACAAGAACATAAACAACTGTAACGACTGGTATGACGCATTCTGTTATACCTTTTTAGATTTCATAGAATTTATAGACCTTAGGAGGTAACGGATGGATAAAGCAGCATTGCAATCACCAGCCTTTCAAAAATTGAAAGAGCTAGGAATAAACTATAACCAGCGAGCAGCAAACGTAATTAAGAATTGCTACGACTGGTACTCAAACAACGATGTGGATGGTTTTCACAAACGCACTAACCTAAACGGTGTAAATGTAGAAGTTGCACAGCTAGGATTTGCAAAGCGTCTTTGTGCTGACAATGCTAACCTTTGCGAAATTGTAGAAGTTAACGCTGGCGAAAGCGAAGCAAAGTTCGAGGGAGTGCTGGAACTCTTACGAACTAACAAGTTCAGCAAGATGTACAGAAAGCAGCTTGAGGAACTGGCTGCAACTGGTACAGTCGGTGCATATGTAAGACTTGAAGGTGCAGAAATCTACGACGATGGTAAGGTGCGAGGCGGTGACATTAAGATAAACTACGTATCATCTAACTGCATCGTGCCGATTAGAGTCGAGAATGATGAAATAATTGATTGTGCGTTCTTAGGTAGTGGCTACTTAAACGGTGAACAGTTAACAACGCTTGTAGTCTTCAGAAAGACAGAAGGCAATTACACAGCGGAGTCTTACTACTTCAATGCTGACAGCGAGCTGACGGATAAGGCTACAATGCTGCAGCTTGGCGAGGTTAAGCCATTTGCAATCATGCGCACGGCAGAAGTTAATAACTTCGATGGCATGCAGGGCTATGGCTATCCAAAACTTTACACTGCTATTCCGTTCTTGAAGACAATCGACCTGTGCTATTCTGTGTTATTCGGTGACTTGGATAAGGGCCAGAAACTTTTATTCATCAACGAGATAATGGCAAGCATGCAGAAGGACCAAAATGGCAATAGTTACCTAACGCAAGAACAGAAGAAACTCTTTATCCTGCTAGGTGAAAGGTTGCCAGAACAGAAGGAACTCATCTATGAGTACAATCCAGAAATCAGAACAGCACAAATCAAGGAAGTGTTTAATCTGTGCTTAAGTCTTCTATCTCTGTCTTTCGGATATGGCTCCAAGAAATACCAACTGGAAAGTGGTGAAATCAAGACAGCCACAGAATACGTAGGCCAACGTCAAGACTCCATGCAAGAGTTGAACAAGCAACGCGTAGAGTCAATCGACTACATCACAGACCTAGTTCACGCGTTAATCTGGTTCCATAATACGTTCAGTGATGAATCGGAGTGGTCAACAGACGAAGAAATCCTAGTAGAGTTTGACGATAGCTACGTGACGGATAAGGCAACAGAACTAGATGGCTGGCGCAACGATGCGCTGAGTTTTCCAGATGTATTGGAGTTCAAAATTCAGTACATCATGAAACGATTGAATTGTGAACACGAGGAAGCAGTCAAGTACTTAAGCACAACAACGCAGGACGACAACACAGACCTAGAGGACTAGCCTATGCTATCTGAAGAACAGATTGAACTGTTAGGCGATAAGTACTTAGTTGGTCTATACCAGGAGCTGGAGCGTGAGGTACTACAGGATATCGCACGAAGAGTCAGAAAGACAGAGCGACTAACCGAGACCGCTGAAATCATGGCGAAGTCAATGCGTGAGAACGGGTACAGCGCAGCAGAAATCCACGCAGAAGTCATGAAGAAGCTGAACGCTACTCCAGAATACAGGCGCATGATTGCAGAAAACACGTACGCGTACAAGCAAGAGGTGAAGCAGAAGATAGCCGAAACGGTTAAGACGGCTAAAGAGGCTGGCGATAAGCTGATAGGTGAAGCAGGCGAGATGGCATTCAACGAAGACCTATCCATGTGGGAACAGGGCGGTGTAGATCTAAAGCA